TGTCCTTTTAATTTTAACGCTCCCGATAATTGTGCTCGCATATGGGGTATGGTCAAACGATCCGGCGGCGATGGACAAGATAAACGTCTTTTTTGAGCACTTTTCGGCACTGCCAAAATGGTTTACAAATTTATGGATACTTGTATGCGCCAGCATATTTGGTATAAAGGGAACACAAATATTTCGTAATGGAGGAAAAAAATGAGACAGAACGGCGTAAGAAGTGACGTTAGATTTCCATATGCAAGTAGAGCTAAAAAATCTACTGGTGGAAAATCTCAAGGTTACAATGCAAAGTTGGATGAATCATTAGGCGCAAGAGATGGTAAAAAATCTCAAAGCTTTAAGGCTCGAAGAGATGAGTCTAAAGGTATGGAAAAAGCTTCTGGTAACAGAGCTTATTCTGCTGTGTCTACTATGGATAAATCCTAATGGCATACCAGGATAAGAAGATGTTTCCTGCTGGTGTAAAAAAATATTTTTCTTCAAACAAGGATTTATATCCAAGTGGTGGAATTCCTATTTCAGATAAAATAGAAACACATGCTAAACATCATTCAGATAAACATATGAATGTTATGAAAAAAGAAATTAAAAAAGGTGATACTTTTACAAAAGCACATAAAACAGCTATGAATAAAGTAGGTTCATAATGCCAGGTATAGAGATTAGAGGAACAAGCAAAAGAGCCAATTATCGTCATGGAGGAAGAACAGGTTTTAAATCAGGTAGTGATGATAAATGGATTCAGAAAGCAACTAAAAACATGGTAAAAACTAAACCTTGCACAGGCAAGAAGTTTGGAAGTAAAACATGCCCACCAGACTCTAAAAGATACAATTTAGCTAAAACTTTTAAGGCGATGGCGGCAAAAAGAGCATAGTGGAAGAATTATTAAAATTAAAAAGAGAAATTAAAAATACTTTAGCTGCAATCTCATTGGCACTTACTTCGGGTGCAGGGGTTGACAATTTTGAATCTTACAAGTATATGTTAGGACAAATAAACGCGAACGAAGCTATTTTACAGGAAATATCCAACCTGCTTGAAAAAAAGGAGCAATATGAAAAACACACAGGAAACGTCATCGACATCACCGACAGACACACCAAAAAATAAATCAGCATTATTAGATAAATACACAGAAGAATCTTCAAAACTTCCAGTACCAACTGGTTGGAGAATTTTAGTACTTCCTTTTAAAGGAAAGAAAAAAACTAAAGGTGGAATTTTATATTCAGATGAACAAATAGAAAGACAACAACTTGCTACAGTATGTGGAACTGTATTAGCAATGGGTCCTGATTGTTATAAAGATAATGAGAAATTTCCTAGAGGTCCGTGGTGCAAAAAAGGCGATTGGGTAATCTTCGCTAGATATGCCGGATCTAGGTTTAAAATAGAAGGCGGAGAAGTAAGATTACTAAACGATGATGAAATCATCGCAACCATAAAAGACCCAGAGGACATTGTCCATGAGTTTTAACATAGGAGGAAAAAACTATGCCTGACGATAAATCAGAAGCTATAGATAAAAAAGAAGACAAGAGTGTTCCTCTTGATACGACTGGCCCAGGAGCCGATGTTGAATTACCAGAAGAAGTGGTACAACCAGAAGCACCTACGGAAGAAGTTAAAAAGGAACCGACAGAAGAATCAATAAAAGTAGAAGAAATAAAAGAAGAACCAGTAACAACGGAACAAGAACCAGAGAAGAAGGAAGATACACAGCTAGAAGAGTATAGTGATACAGTTCAAAAAAGAATCAGTAAACTAACTCGAAGATATAGAGAAGCTGAGCGTAGAGAAAAAGCTGCGCTTGATTATGCTCAAGGTGCTAAACGTGAAATTGAAATTATTCAAGATAAGTTTAGAACTACCGAAGAGAAATATGACAAAGCTTTCTCAGATAAAGTATCTGAACAATTAAAATCAGCACAAGAAGAATTAGGTCAAGCTATAGAAACTGGCGATGCTGCTAAACAAGTTTTAGCAAATAAAAAAATCGCTGCATTATCTATAGAAGAAGCTAGACTTTCAGCTGCTGAAAAATATCGTGCAGATCTAAAACCTAAGACTCCTGAGGAGCAGGATTATCTTAGACACAGGGAAACACCTTCACAACTTCCAAGACAACAAGCGGCACGGGGAACACCTGATCCGCAAGCTGAAGCTTGGGCAGACAAGAATGAATGGTTTGGTAAAGATAGAGCCATGACATTCACTGCTTTCGAGATTCATAAAGATCTTGTAGAAAAAGAAGGTTTTGACCCTAAATCAGACGAATATTATGAGGAAATAAATAAAAGAATAAAAGTTGACTTCCCTCATAAATTTGCTATAGGTGGTAGTGTAAATACGGCTAGATCGACTCAGATCGTTGCTTCGGCGGACCAATCAGCTCAAAGAAGCATAAAACCAGGCCGCAGAACTGTGAAACTCACGGCTTCACAAGTTGCAATAGCTAAAAAGCTAAACGTGCCACTCGAAGATTATGCGAAACAATTAACCATGAAGGAGGTATAGCATGACAAAAGAAGACAAAAAAACTCCTCTTGCTCACCAAGCTAGGTCAGAATCTGAAAGACCAAAAGTTTGGGTGAACTCATCTCACTTAGATGCACCTAAATGTCCAAGCGGCTATCGACAGCGTTGGATTCGTTATGAAACGATGGGCCAAGATGATACAAAAAACATCACGGCCAAGTTAAGGCAGGGTTGGGAACTCGTAAGAGCTGACTCTTATCCTGATTCTAACTTCCCCGCAGTTGAAGCAGGTAGATATAAAGGTTACATCGGAGTAGGTGGTCTAGTGTTGGCTAGAATACCAGAAGAACTCGCACGTCAACGTGACGCTCATTTTAATAAGCTCACGAAGGACAAACAGGAAGCTGTTGATAACGAGCCTCTGAAGGATCAACATCCAAGTATGCCAATGAGCACTCAAAGGCGTACTACGTATAGTTTCGGTGGTGGCAAAAAAGAATAATTCTTTTCTAAACTTCCCGAATTTTTATTAACCCAGTTTACATGTAAAAATGTGAACAACTAGGAATAGGTAAATACTATGGCAAATCGACAATCTAGTGGATATGGCTTAAGACCAACGAATACGCTGGGAAATACTCCAGCTACTTCTGGCGAGTCAAAATACACTATTGAAGCAGGTGATGCTACAGCTATCTATAATGGTGAACCAGTTCTATTAGTCTGTAACACGGCAGTAGGCACTGGTGGTTATCTTTTAACTGCAGCAGCAGGTACTACAGGTAATCTTATGGGAGTTTTAAATGGTTGCTTCTACAACGCAGCAACTACTTTGAAACCTACTTGGGCAAATTATTATCCAGGTGCCATTACACCAGCAAATAGCGAAAACATTACGGCTTTCGTCAACGACAACCCATTCCAGGAATATCAGATCGCTCTCGGCGCAGCTCTTGCAGATTATACAATAGCTGGTAAAGCGGTTATTTCAGGCTTAGCAATAGCTACAACTACTTCCGGTACTAGTACTGGTGGTAGATCAAATATAACTGCAGACTATGCAACTATATTAGCAACAGCTAAAAACTGGAGAATCTTACGTTCGGCAGAAGATCCTGATAACAATGACTTCTCAGCAGCTTATGCGAATATTATAGTTATGCAAAACTTGAAATATTCTCAGTTTGTTGCGGGAGTATAGGAGCATAGAACATGGCAATATCACGAGCACAGCTAGTTAAAGAACTAGAACCAGGTTTGAATGCACTTTTTGGCCTGGAATACAAACGTTATGAAAACGAAGCAAGTCAGATATTCGACAACGAATCATCTGATAGAGCTTTTGAAGAAGAAGTAATGTTATCTGGTTTCGGTACAGCAGATGTTAAACCTGAAGGTAGCGGCGTTCAATACGACGATGCACAGGAAACATACACTGCTAGATACACTCACGAAACAGTAGCATTAGCATTCGCATTGACAGAAGAAGCTGTTGAAGATAATCTCTACGACAGAATCTCTTCTAGATATACAAAAGCTTTAGCACGTTCAATGGCAACATCAAAACAAGTGAAAGGTGCAGCAGTACTTAACAATGCATTCGCAACTTCCGGCTATGACGGAGGTGACGGTGAATCATTATGCGGTAACGCTCATCCTACACTTAACGGTAATCAGACAAACATACCGACTACAAATGCAGATTTATCTGAAACATCTTTAGAGCAAGCTTTAATTGATATCGCTTCTTTACAAGATGAAAGAGGATTAAAAATTGCAGCTCAAGGAATGAAAATGGTCATCCCTAAAGAATTGCAATTTACTGCTGAGAGAATAATGAAATCTCAAGGTAGAACTGGTACAGCTGATAACGATATCAATGCACTTAAAAGCATGGGAATGGTTCCACAAGGTTTTGTGGTTAATCATTACTTAGCTGATACAGATGCTTGGTTTATTAAAACTGATGTTCCAAATGGAATGAAGCACTTTGTTAGAGCACCATTAAAAACAGCTATGGAAGGCGACTTCGATACTGGCAATGTTAGATACAAAGCAAGAGAAAGATACAGCTTCGGCTGGTCTGACTGGCGTGGCGTATACGGCAATGCAGGTGCATAATAACACTTAAAAAAAATTAAAAGGGGCGGCTTGACTGCCCCTTTTTTTATGTTATAAAGAAATTATATAAAGAAAGTTAGATGAAAAAATTCCTCATAAATATCTGGGCATACGATTATCACGCTAAATTTGAAATTTTAGCGGAGGATAATGCTCTTTCCGTTGAAAAATCAATCCTTGACAAGCTAGGAGAAAAGAGTATAAAATGGGAATCAACGGGAATGTATCGAGATACCCG